AGGAGTATTACCTCCTGCACCGGCGCTTCGTGCGTCTACCCCTCAGTATTACTACGCTGGGATAGGTACACCAGTTGTCACCACTCTGGCGTCTGCTATTCATCCTTGGAAAAGATGAGGACGCATACGTTTGGGTGATGACTTCTCTCTAGTAGTTAGTAGGTACTCCATGACTGGTACACAAGTAAGTTCCGAAAGGCAAGTTTATTCTTTAAATTTGCCCTACGGAGCTAGTCTCCCCGACGGTTCAACCGAACGGGGTGATGCTGTGTACTATGGCGATCAGACTACGTCCAGTTGGAGAACTGGACGTTCGGCTTTTATTGGCGTCCCAATCGATAAGGAACCAGGCACTCCACTCAATGAGGGTGAGGTGATTGGTTATCTTAAGTCCCTTGACTCTTTTGAGTCACAGGATCAACCGAGAGGGCCGGATACTGGTCATGAGTTCTCGACGTATAAAACTACACTGACTGGGTTAAGTCACCCATCAGTGGAGTTGTCGAGTCCTGATGCCACCTACTCTGGGCCTATTGCCCCGGGTAATATCGCTGGTCATATTCCAGATCCGTATACTGCTGACGCCTTTACTGACGTCAACTATTACGGCTCTCTGGCTGTTCGTTTGACCATCCCAGTACATCCGATTGTCTCTCTGACCGATATTTTGGGTCAGATTTTAGAGGCTTCCTGGTTTCCTGAACTCATGCGTCTTGGTAATTTCCAAAACGTTGCGAACTTCGTCAAAACTCTTTCTGACGACTTCGTGAATTTTGAGTTCGGGTGGGAGCCTTTTAAGGCGGACGTTGAGTCTCTTATTAAAGCTGTCACTGGGGCCTCTAAGGCCCTTGGGCAGTTTGAAAGAGATTCAAATAACAAGATCCGCCGGAGACATGTCTTTGACACTCAGCAGCTTGGCATGGTTGAGGATTTTGTTGGTGATTTTGTTTTGTCATCACCTCCTCAAGCAGGCAATACTGCCTCTCAAGCTATTCATCGCTTGACTGGTGTCAATTCGCGCTATCCCACTAACAGACGCGCCGTTACTTCTAGGCGTATCTGGTTCTCTGGTGCCTATTCTTACTACTCCCCTGTTGGGAAGAGTTTGAATGACTATGAGAGAAGAGTCAACTCAGTTGTTGGGGTAGAAATTACCCCTGAGGTGCTCTGGGATTTAGCTCCATGGAGTTGGCTGGCAGATTGGCGTTATAACATTGGTACGATTTTATCGAACCAAAACGCCCTTAGTTCTGACAGCTTGGTTATGCGGTACGGTTATCTTATGTGTGAAACAACCACACAAACCGAAATTACCGCCGAGAACGTGCGAGTCCTTATTAATGGGATCGAGCACGATATCGGCCCTGTTTCTGCCTTCTGGACTTCTGTTCGGAAGGAAAGATTCAAGGCTAACCCCTACGGTTTCGGGAAGGATCCTTCGGATCTGTCGACCATTCAATGGTCTATCCTGATCGCCCTCGGTTTAGCTTATACCGCGGGTAGTTTGCTCTGACATCAGCCAGATGCCAACTTTGGGTTGAGTCGCACAGAGATGCGGTACGACCTGAGCCTATCCAGTTCATGGGTAGGTCATTACCAAGACAAGGACAGCGCCATGGCACTTTCAGATCCTCAGTCAGTCACAATTGATGGGGTCGCGATTTCGCTTCCGCGAACTAGCGCCCAGGCCAACGCGTCTCAGTACACTAGTGCTGACACGCTGACGTCTCTCGTCGTTTCTTCGGCTTACGCCAAAAGAACTCGACGGACCATCCGCCTCAACAGCAGTAAAACTGCTGCGGACCCATTTACTTCTGGGTTGAACCTTGCATATTCCATGTCTGCTTACCTTGTGGTGGATCACCCGATTTTCGGGTATACCATCGCTGAGGAAGCTGACGTGGTAGATGGGCTTGTTGCCTATCTCGCTGCAAGTTCAGGCGCTGTCGTCCTCAAACTTCTTGGGGGCGAGAACTGATCCTGTCTTTCGACAGGCAGTTCTGACTGTACCTTCGTATCTAGGAGGTAGGATCTGCAAGTACTTGGCTAAGGATTTGTCAACCCTCTATTAGGAAGGCGGCAAATGAAAAGCCTAATTATGTTCTTGCAAATGGTTCTCCTAGACATGGAGAGCTGGTGTTGCACGAGCACCGCTCGCGATAGAAAAACTATCGAGAGTAGGGTCAAACACGAGGGGTTATCGTTTTTAACGATTACCCTACCTAACTTTGGTGGTGAGCTCCAAAAAGCTCTAGACCAAGGTTATGTTTCTTCCAACCAGTTCGCCGGTTTCCGGCGTACTGGGGGTCTCCCCCGATTTCTCGGAGGTTTCCTTCAGAATGTGTTTGACTCTGAATCTGGTGCCCTTCTCCAAAATCCAGACATCAATTCCATCTGGGCTTTACGTCAGTTTACACTGATGTTTGCCAAGATTTCTTCAATTAGCTCTGATGAGCGAAAGAAGAAGGCGATGTCTGGCTATATGGAGATTGAGTTGGAGTTGAGGAGTCGTGATCGACTGAGTCGAACCCGTCAAGACTCTAATGTCTTTACGGATATCGATTTTCAGCGAATGGTCACGCTCGTCTGGCCAAATGTTCTTTCAGAAATAGACAGTGATGTCTACTATTGAAGAGTCATTCCCAGACATGGTCCTGGTTCTGTAGCGGACTCACTTTTCGGAAACGAAAAGTGGAACCAGTCCGTGTGGACCAGCAGACTAGACGCAGTTTTTCCTTTTATGGAACATCTGTGTTCTAGCTGGAGTCTATCTCTCGATAGGCTTGACCACGTTCAACTCCAAGATCCTGGAGCTGAAATGCCTGTTAAGGTCATTTCGGTTCCTAAAACGGCAAAAACACCACGAATTATAGCTATTGAGCCAACCTGTATGCAGTATATGCAGCAAGGTTTGATGCTACGGTTCGTTCGTGCTATTGAGCGGGATGACATCTGCTCAAAGCTGATCAGTTGGCAGGACCAGGTTCCGAACCAGGTTCTTGCTAAGAAAGGTTCGTCTTCTGGCGAGCTTGCTACACTCGATTTGAGTGAAGCTTCTGATCGTGTTTCTGCTCAGCATGTACGGCTTCTGCTGGCTAGATTTCCTCATCTTTTTGAGGCTGTTGATGCCTGCAGATCCCGGAAGGCTGACGTTCCTGGCTATGGCGTTATACGCTTGGCCAAGTTCGCGTCTATGGGATCGGCCCTCACCTTTCCCATTGAGTCGATGGTCTTTGCGACCATTGTACTTCTTGGGATTGAAAAGGGTCTAGGGCGCCCACTCCGATTAAGGGATATTAAGTCCTTAATCGGTAGGGTGCGTGTCTACGGAGACGATATCATTGTTCCCGTAGATTATGTGCATTCCGTGGTCGAGGCGCTTGAAGCTTTCGGGCTTCGAGTGAACCGTGACAAGTCTTTCTGGACTGGCAAATTCAGAGAGAGTTGCGGTAAAGATTACTATAACGGTGTGGACGTTTCAATAGTCCGCATGCGCAGTAATCTTCCAACGACACGGAAGGACGTTACGGAGATTGTTAGCACTATTGCTTTCCGCAATCAGCTATATTTAGCTGGTATGTGGAAAAGTGCTTTCTATCTCGATAGCATTTTGGAGAGGTTAATACCCTTCCCTTATGTTACTGAGACTTCTCCGGTGTTGGGCAGAGTGTCGTTTCTCGGGCTTGAACAGCCTAAGAGATTTCACCCTGATTACCACTCTCCTCTTGTCAAGGGAGTGGCTGTCTCCACTGTTATTCCAGTTTCAAAACTGGATGACTATGGAGCCCTGCACAAGTGCTTGACCCTTCTCGAACTTCGAGATGGACCCTGCCTGCCAGAAGCAGGGGTTGGGCACTTAGAACGTTCTGGACGTCCTCGTACCGTCAACATCAAGACGAGG